TCATGAACATCATCATTGCTGCATCAGGACCTTCCTATAAAGATTTAGATAAGAATCTTCTCTATCAAAATGAAGATACTGTTATCATTGCAGTGAACGGTGCTTACGAGTATCTTAATTACAAAGCCGATATCTTCTTTACTCTAGATCCATCACCCGCCAATTTGAAGCGTCTATCTGTACGAAGTGAAACTTTGATGTATTGCGCGACAGATAAAAAATGTCGTGTGCTACTTCCTGATCATGTGATGCCTCTAACGAGAATCTCAACCCAACCTAAAGAAATTCTTCCTAAAGGAACGTCTAAGTATTGGTTCCATCGATGGGGCTGTGTAAAAGGACTAGCAGAGAAAGCGAGTGAGATTCATACTGGCAATAGTGCATATGGTGCACTAGGCCTAGCATATCACCTGCGACCAGAAAAGATTCTTCTATTAGGCGTGGACGGTACTGCACAGCCTCGCTTAACAGGTGAAGGACCATCCAAGTATAGTCTAGTACATCTTCCATATCTGTTTAGCACAGCCGTTAAGCAACTAGAATCTGCTGGTATTGAGGTTGTAAATGGAAGTCCAACATCAGCAATTGATTGCTTTCCAAGAACTACACCAGAGAGAGGTATCGAGTGGATTCAACAGTAGTATGTGTCTATAAAACAGGTGGAGATTTTGATGCTCGTTATGTGAGAAAGCTCATGGATTCTGCTCTAGAACATGGAGCAGATGATTTCATTTGTCTTACTGATGATATGACACTCAATCAGTTTTGTGAAGTCATTCCACTCGAATATGATCTTCCTGGTTGGTGGTCAAAACTTGAGCTGTTCAAATTAGCGGGCGACAACTATATCTACTTTGATCTCGATACAGTCATTCATGGTGATATCAGACCATTCTTAGAGTATCCTCATAAGTTCACCATGCTAAAGGATTTCAATAAGAAGGCGAATCGACCGGCGAGTGGAATCATGGCTTGGTCAGGTGACTATTCTCATCTTCTCTATGACTTCGACAAGAGAGAGATTGATAGATACACTCCACTAAAGGGTGGAAAGCTTGGAGACCAAGCATACATCGCTGATCGTCTCGGCTTTCAACCAGACTATGTACAAGACTTGTTTCCAGAGTTGACATGCAGCCACAAGTGGGATACACTAGAGACTAGGCAGAACAGACCGGTGGTGTGTTACCACGGGAACCCGAGACCGCACCAAACAGGATGGGAGATTTGAGATGAGTGATAAAATCTATAAAGAAGGTAATAAGATTTTCTTGAGCCAGAAGGATGGAGAGTATGGTGCCATCTGTTGGGAAGTTCGTGCTTCTCGTTATGATGACAAAGACAAGTACATGACTGCTGGTAATATCCGTCTTCAAGACTGCTACGAGAATATCAATCTCGATTTCTGGGTTGGTGATTCCGAAGATCGTTTTGAGTCACGCATGGATAAGCTGAATACTCTTATTGATGAGTTGACTGATATGCGTCGTCACATGATGGCGGCATTTACGGTCATGCAAGAGGCCAACAAAGATATCCCGGAGAAGCTGAATGAAGACTGATTCTCTGATAGTCAAGATCAATGGTATGGTGAAGCTCTTCTCAGCCAATGATATGGTAGTTCGAGCGGCTTCAGATGATGCTCAATTCGAACCAGAGACATTTCAGTATTGGTTGAAGCATCTTAAAGAAGATCATATCGCTATAGACGTAGGATCCTATACAGGTCTCTATGCTATTGCTGCGCACATGCACGGGTGTACAACACACGCGTTTGAGCCCAATGATCTTGTTCATAGTCGGTTGTGTGGAAATATTGAGCTAAATCATGCTTACGGCATTCAAACTCATATCGAAGCATGTTCAGACAAGCATGGAATGATGAACTTTGTTCAGAAACCAATTCCATTAACTTCTGCTGGGCACATTGGAGATGAAGCTAAAGGTATTCCTGTTGGGTGCAGAATGCTTGATAGCTTCTTTCAATTCAATCAACGGCGGAAAGTCTGTGCTATTAAGATTGATGTAGAAGGTCATGAACCCAATGTGATTCGCGGTGCATCTAACATCATTGAAAATAGTAAGCCTTTAGTTATAGCAGAATTCTTGGTTGAAGAACAAAAGGAATATTTGATCGAGTTGATGACAACATTTGGATACAATAAGTTTTTTATTTGTGATGATAGGAACTTAGTGTGTGAACCATGAACTCAATAGTCATAGTAGGTTCAGGACCATCATTAACTGAGGATCAGATCAAGACGGCATCTGAATCTAATTCAGATGTAATGGTAATTAATGATAATTACAAACTTCTTCCTGGGGCAGATTACTTATTTGCCGCCGATCTAAAATGGTGGTATAAAAATTATCATGATGTCCCGAGAGGTATTCAATGCTATACCCTATATGACCATCCCACGCATCTAGAAAAACGCCTGAAGGGTGCTAGAGAACGAATTAGAGGGGTTCCATGGTCACGATATATCGAAGATCTAGATAGCTTTAAGATTCTCTATCACACTGGCAATTCAGGTTCATTGGGAATACAATTAGCATGTCAGTTAGGCTATACAAAGATTATTCTTATTGGGTTCGATCATCAACACACTAATGGTCAGAGACATTGGTTTGGTGATCATGATAGAGCTCATTTCAATAAGAACGCAGATGATCCAGAACGCTGGGTTGACACATTCACCACAATCAGTTATTATATACAGAGTCTAGGAATTGACCTAGTGAACTGCAGTACTGAAACCGCCATCACATCATGTCGACGGTCTACATTAAACGAGGAGTGTTAAAACATGGCATCTAAAGGTCGTAACTCAGCAAGCGATAAAGCATACTACAGCAGCTATAACTATGAAGCTCAGCGTCGTAAGCGCCTCGAGCGTCATCTAAAGCGTCAGCCGAATGATGAACAGGCTCAAGCTGCACTGAAGAATATTCACCATCGCGGCCCTCGTCCTAGTAATAACGAGGGAGGTTGGATGACGCGCAGCATGATGAATGCTGAGTTCTATGATGACAAGAAAGGACCTAAGCTGGATAATACCAGCCCCAAGGTTCTTGCTTGGATGCGTTCTATCATGAAGAAAGCAGAGAAGCAGCATCAACACGAAAAGAACTATGCACCGAAATCAGAGCGTAAGAAAGGTGGTAATGCTCAGAAGTAAGTGATATAATGTCTGGGGAGGATGATCCTCCCCAGTTTGATAGGAGAATGTTTGATGATTATTTCTAGGGATTCGCGGCACTATAAGTTGGTTGATGCATTTTTAGATCGACCTAGTAAGAGCCTATGTGTATACTTCTGGCAAGTGATTTTCTTTAGTCTTTTAGTTCTAGTATTAGCTATTTTTGCTTGTACGGTGGTTTGGATGGTTGTAGTGTGTCCGCTGTTTGCTCTGCTTTGGGCATTGCCTATTCATGGATTTGAATATGCGATTTCAGATTCATATGCACATCAAGGTGTGTTTATGACTGGATTGTCTATTGCGATTATAGAACTGGCAGTTGGTGGTATCTTTTTTGTCATCTGGTTTGTCAAGAAGATGTCTGGTACATCACAACGCATCATGCCAGAGTTTGCATCTGAATATGTTAGGGCGAAGAAAGAGAAAGTCTGCCCACGTATTACATTCAAGTGAGGAGTTTGATAATGAACGATCAGCATATCAAAGAATATCTTGACCAGTCAAAACGAGTTCAAGAGCTTGAGTATTACATTGAAATGGAATCTGAGAAGAGAGGTGGCTATGTACCTCAAGAGCTTCTAGAAGATTTTAATGTAGAGTTGGCCAAGCAATTTAAGCTATACTCAGATTATGGTATCACCCGCCAAATGCTAACTGACTATGATAAGAAGAGGCGCAATGCTACTACGTGTCACTCAGTAAGTGAAGCATTAAGTGCAATGGAAGAGGCTTTTAATAAATAAAGGTGAATCCATGTTTTATCCGAGGAATGCCCATATGCTTAGCCTACAAGAACACCGCGAAATTTCCGAAGCCGTTCAATCAATGGACGCTGCCTTTACTGATGCTATCGTCGATCAAGCTGAATACTTCGAGATTGAGGAAGATCCTGTTACTCTACAAACTACAGTTACTCTGTTTGATGCCAATGGTGCTGCTATTAGTACCGCTAACGTAGAAGATTATGATGTGGCTCTTACCTATCTTGAAGATGTCTTCGAGCTTGATTGGAATGAGGCCGATGAGGCCGACGATGAAGCTGCCGCTGGTGCATCTCGCTGGGGACACGCTGACTAAAATAAGCTGTTGCACCTCACCTCCTCATCAGCTATAATGATAGCGTCAACGATGAGGAGGTTATTTTATGGTTGCTTACACGATTACTGATCTCGCCAACGCTCTGGGGTTGAACACTTCTGGTTTCAGAGTCAATATCACCTCTACAGCATATGTTGGGCTGGTAGACTCGACGTTCATTATTCACCATGATAGTGGTAGCGAAGAACATGTATCCCCGAAGGATATCATTGCACGTTGTGAAGAGATCATCGGTGCAGCTCATGTAGTATCAGATAGCGAGCTGTTTGACCTGTGCCAGAGCAAGACAGATTCTGTGCTCGATGAGGATACCTTCTTCGAAATGGATTTAGGTGGTGATCCTGTTGCTACCATGAATGACTGGATGGTAATGAATGACGTTGAATTGATCGTAACACGCTGTGTTGAAAAGGATGATACTGTGAGCTGGGAGGTAGCATGACTCGTATCAACACTATTGATGTACAGGATCTTCTTGATCAGCACTTGATGGCTGAATACCGTGAACTTCCTATGGTGGCAGGATCGCTTCGGCGGTCCTTGAAGTCAAAACGAGGTGTAACAGGTATACCCGATCAATACACACTCAATCAAGGACATGTTAAGTTTTTCTATAACAAGAAGCTGTACCTTCAACAGCGCTATCGTGAGCTTCTTGTAGAGCTGATATCTCGTGAATATCAGCTAGATCCTACCCGACGGCCCGACTTCGATACATTCAACGCTATACCCAATGTCAAGTGGACTCCCACCAGCGACGACCATAAAATACTAATCTCACGTCTCATCGAACGTGTGCGTCAACGTCCTGATTTCTATCGAATGAGAGGCAAACGCGTTGACGTCGAAGAGTATATTCAACACCTACAGGAGAAGTATCTATAATGCTATACAGTGAAACATTTAAGAGCATCCAGGGCGAGGGCATCTATACCGGCTACCCTTCCATCTGGCTTCGCACCTATCTTTGCAACTTCGAATGCTCTGGTTTTTCGCAGCCCGATCCAGCTGACCCATCAACATACCATGATGTAGGTGCTGATGTTGATCTCATCAACGTACAAGACATCACTGATTTACCTGTATTCAAATATGGGTGTGATAGCGCATACTCCTGGAGCAAGAAGTTCCGTCATCTTCAGCATGAGGAAACCGCTGAGGAGATTGTACAGCGTCTGGGGGATTATCTTCCTGAGCCGGGCGTATGGCATAACAGTGATTATGAGTTTCATATGGTGTTTACTGGTGGTGAACCTCTGCTAAAGCGAACTCAGAAAGATATCGTGAAGCTTATGCAAGCGTGGTCTCAAATGCCGTACGGTCAGCGCCCTCGCTATATCACGTTTGAAACAAACGGAACTCAGAAGATCATCCCTGAACTAGCCGAAGAGCTGAATGCTGACTGGGTAGAAGAAGTCCTGCTATCTTATTCACCTAAACTGCTACACGTATCCGGCGAGAGTAACAAACGAGCCATCAAGCCGGAGACGATTCATCATAACATTCGTGTGCTGCGGAATGTACGATTTTCATTGAAGTTTGTGGTGAATTCTGACCCACGGGCATGGGATGAGCTCGACTGGGCGATTGATGAAATTGGCCTTGGCAAGAAGCCGGTCTGGATCATGCCGGTAGGTGGTCGCGTCGAAGATCAAGAAGCCACAGCAGGTGATGTAGCGGATATGGCCATCGCTCGTGGCTTCAAGGTGTCAGCCCGCGTGCATGCATATCTTTGGGGAAATTCTGTAGGGAAGTAGTGGCATCTCGCTCAAGGATGAGCCATAATAGTTACGATAAATTTGTAGATTTATCTAAACGCTTCACCGAGGTTGCTAGATGAGCATCAATCTTCTCGCCTAGTCTTATATCCTCTCCACGTTTGTAATCGACCAACTCGGCCGATACTTCATTTAAGGGCTGTCCAGTTAAATCTGAATAACCCTTAAATAAAATATTTTTAGCAGCATTAAGGTCTCTGTCATGATGAACCTCGCAAGAAGAACAAGACCACTCACGAACTGATAGATCTTTCTTTCCGTCTCTGTGACCACAACTAGAACAAATCTGACTACTAGGATAGAATCTGTCAATCTTGACAAAGCTCTTTCCATACCACTTGCTTTTATATTCTAGCTGTCTAACAAACTCACTCCATCCAACATCAGACACAGACTTAGCTAGATTTCCCTTCTTCAAACCAGTAACATTTAAGTCTTCAGTGGCAATAACATCAAACCCTCTCACAAGAGTTGTTGTCATGCAATGGAGGAAGTGTTTTCGCTGATTAGAGATTCTCTCATGAACGCGAGCAACTTTTATGCGCTGTTTTTCATACCGCTTGCTACCTTTCTGTTTTCTTGAAAGGTGTTTCTGTTCCCTAGCAAGTTTCGCTTGGCTCTTACGATACCATCTAGGGTTGCTAACTACATCTCCGTTCGAAAGTGTGAATAAATCTTTCAAACCAAGATCAATGCCGACTGACTTTCCTGTCATAGGAAGCAAATCAACATTGATCTTGACTAGAATAGAAACAAAGAACTTCCCTGTAGGAGTCTTTGATATTGTTACAGATCGATAGTCGGCATCTTCAGGTATATCTCGATCGATCGCTGCATGTACATGGCCAATTTTCTCGAGACGAATAGTACTAGAATTTTGATCCAATTTGAACTTTTGATTAGGAAGCCGATATGATTGGCGTCCTTGTTTCTTTTTGAACGACATTCTTCCTAATCGCACTTTCCGTCTCTTATTGAAAAACTGTCTCTTTGTCTCAGAGAAATCCATTCTCTTCTGTTGAAGTGCCGCAGCGGAGACATCTTTCAACCAAGGAAAACGACTATCCTCCTTGATAGTCTTTTCTGACATTTTGGGGTTGAATGAAGAAGAACCATAAGAATTGAAATTCTCAACAAGCTGATTCCACACAACACGAACACACCCAAAAGTCTGATTCAACTTTTCTTGTTGATCATCCGTCGGGTAAATTCGGAACTTATAAGCTTTGAGGATTTCGTTTTTCATAAATCTATTTATTATGTGTTCCGGGGTTGCCATCACCGCAGAAAGATGCTATAATATATGCAGAGGGTAGGGAGACAGAGAAAGACGACGGAAAGGACATCCACAGTTGCATCTAGCTCAAAAATGAGCTATCATATAGACACACTAGAGAGAAAAGGAACTACATCATGAAACTCAACGCTAACGAATTCCTGGCACTTGACGAAATCATGAACTATGTGTCAGATTACGACAAACTGGATCTTGTCGAGCTGGCGAAGGCAGATGATTTCCCTGAAGGTGCACACAACGAGGTGATGGCAGAAGACATTGCAGAACGACTTGAAGTTAGCGTGAAAGCTGCTAAAGGATACATCGGCTCGCTTGCTAAGAAGGGATTGATTGATTGTGCAGACCCTGAAGAAGTTTATGACATGATCTGCGTCACCAAGGAAGGGGTACTCGAGTGGGACGCTCGATAAAATGAAAATCAACCCCAGGGAAGGGGTTGCCATCACCACAGAAAGATGCTATAATGATTGTGAGGTAAGGGGAACACGGCCCACCTCGACTGAAACCAAAACTGAAGTGAGGATTACATCATGACTACCGCTACCAACACCCGCGAAGCTCAAATCACCATCGCTCTGGAAGTTCTGAAGATGGAAGAGACAGGCAAGACCAAGCGCGACATTGCTGAAGAGTTTGGCGTATCACCGCGCTCTGTGGCACGCTACGCTGCCAAGTACGAAGAAGAGGCGATGGATCTTCTGACCGGTGAGAACGAGCCTGAAGAAACTACCGACCTCAAGGCTGCTTTCGAAGAGCCGACTGCTGAAGAAACTACCGAAGAAGAACCTGAGCAGGAGGAGACCACCGAAGAAGAATCTGCAGACGAGGCGGACGAAGAGCCTGAAGTGAAGGAGCCGAAACCGGAACCCAAGGTGGCTAAAGCCACCTCTGGCAAGCGCGGCGGCAAGCCCCGCAACGGTCGAGTCGCCCTGGTGAAGGCTGTCATCGGCGAGATGGAAGAAGGCGCCACTGTCAAGGAAGTGTACGCAGTAGTTGCCAAGCGCGCCGAGGAAGAAGGTCTCCCGGAAATCACCAAGGGCAGCTTCGTTAGCATCATCCATCAGATCATGAAGAAGATGGGCCTCAAGTAACACAAAATAAATAGAAGCAACCTGCTGGAGCTGGCGACTTGCCAGCTCCAGCATTGTATAACACTCTCTCCCTTTGTCTCTCCGGTGCTCTCTCCCACCTATGTGCTGGTTCATATAGAATGAGAACAACGGAGAGACACGCGGAGCGCTCATTCTCTCAGGAGTTCTCATGAAATCACTACGCCAGTTTATTACTGAAGCCACTAAGTACATGTCCATGGACATCTACAATGGCGACAAAATGCTCAAGACATCACGAGTCATGATCAATCAAACACGCATGGGTCGTACAGATATGAGCATCGTCGACTCTATCAAGTACGACGGCAAGGAATATCTCAAAACAAGCCGCACAGCTCGTCTGCTGCATCACGATCAAAAGGGAACTGAATTCAAGGCCGATGATGGAGATATTCTATACGTGACAGACGATCTATCGAAAATTGTGTTTGACTAATCTTAATAAACACGTTATAATGTAAACTCTTTACAACAGAGTGTTCCGTTGGTTGTCATTGCTTGCGATGTTTTCAACGGCCAAGTGTAACGTAGCCCTTGCTCTCTTCCGCTACGAAATCTAAACATGAAGAGGAAATTCAATGAGCAACAAAAACGATCCTAAGCTAGGCCAGGAAGTAAAACAGTATCTCATCAGCATGGGCGTAGAAAGCCCCGTCGACTACGATGTATACTGCAGCACCACTAGCCAAGAAAAGGTAGACCTCATTACCGATCGAATGACTGACATTCTACAGACAATCGGTTTTGACCTATCTAATCCTTCAGTAGAAGATACACCTAAACGCGTCGCAAAGATGTGGGTTAACGAGGTCATGACTGGTCTTGACTATGATAATTTTCCACGTATCATGACATTCCCTAATGAGTTTAATACGACTGGGATGGTGGTCGAACGTGGCGTGACGAGTATGTCTCTATGCTCTCATCACCTTGTTACTATTGACGGTACCGCGACTATTGCGTATATCCCCAAAGACAAAGTACCCGGTATCTCGAAGATTGCACGCGTAGTAGATTTCTTCTCGCGTCGTCCTCAGGAGGCTGAACGGCTTACTCTTCAAATCTACTATGCACTGCAATACGTGCTAGAGACTGACGACATTGCAGTATTCCTCGACGGTGTTCACTACTGCATGAAGTCACGGGGTGTGAAGGATGCTAACGCTTCTACTTCTACAGTGAAGCTTGGCGGGGACTTCCTCAATGACCCAGCTGTACGACAGGAGTTCTATGGAATCGTAAACTCATCTACTAAGTGATTAGGTAAGTAGTACAGATAGGGGCTGTTCCATATAATGGCAGCCCCTTCATTATCTATAGAGGATATGACATGAAGACAGCACATGAAGCGCCCCTTTCCATCTTTGATATGGTAAGCGACCTCACTGATTATGATTATGCTCTGGTACACCTGTTTGAAGAAAATCCAGGGTATCTGGCTAAGTTTGAAGAAAAGCGCGATCAAGGCCGCGAGATCATTCTAGATAACTCTATTTTCGAGCTAGGAGAATCATTCGACTCCGAACGCTTTGCTCATTGGGTTCGTCATCTCAAACCCACCTGGTATATCATTCCCGATGCACTAGAGAAGAAAGATGATACTATCGCTAAACTCGATGATTTTCAATCTCGCTTTCCTGATCTGCCTGGTCAATCCATTGGCGTGGCGCAAGGTAAATCATATGATGAGATGGTAGAATGCTACCAGTATGTTGCACCTCGAGTGGACAAGGTAGCGATTTCATTCGACTATAGCTTCTTCGTAGATTGGTTTCCTAACGAGAAGACGAAGTATCACGCGTACATGAAAGGTCGTCAACGACTGATTCAACAGATGATCGACGACGGTGTTATTCGTTTTGATCAACCACACCATCTACTAGGCTGCGGCCTACCTCAGGAATTTAAAGCGTATAAGGATTATCATTGGATCGATAGTATGGACTCTAGTAATCCTGTAGTACATGGACTGCTGGGTATTCCGTATACCGAGGAAGGACTTGAGGATAAATCATCCATCAAGCTATTCACTCTGGTCGACGATGAAGTAGACAATATCGATCTGATTCGCTATAATATTAACAAATTCCGAGAGTTCGTATCATGATATGGATCGCTTTATATTCACAGACAGGGTCAGAACTTCAAACGATCACAGAGCGGCTGGGGAGAGATCCTGATCTGGTGTTGACAAACAACAAACAGGCGCGCTTTGGGTTGATTTACGATCACCAGACTATCGAAGATACTCTTATGTCGATTGATGATAAATGCATCATCACACTGCACGGATATCTTCGGATTCTATCACCGCGTGTTTGTAGTAAGCATTATATCATTAACGGACATCCGGGACCGATTCATCTCTATCCAGAACTGAAAGGAAAAGATCCTCAGGTTCGTTGGTTTGAGAATCGCGATCAATATGATGTCATGGGTGCCGTTCTCCATGAGGTGATACCTGAGGTAGACGAAGGTCGAATTCTCAGCACTTTCACGTCTTCTTATAAGCCTGATAATATTGATGATGTGTTTAAGGCTCTAAAAAACATGTCGTTCGACATGTGGTGTAATTTACTAAGGGAGGAGCTACGTTGAAGATTGGTCTGCTGGGTGCACAAGGAACTGGGAAGACAACGCTGCTCGAGAGCGTGCACGGTTATCTACCCGAGTACGAAAAGTGCACAGAAGTGACTCGCTGGGTGAAGAGTCTAGGTGTTGATATCAATGAAGGCGGATCAGATCTATCACAACAACTGGTATTGATGAAACACCTAGAGAACTTATTCCTGCATGATTATATGATTACTGATCGTACTTTGATTGACGGATACGTATATACGTGGTGGTTGAACAAACAGGGTCAGGTATCAGATAATATGGTGCACAAGACAGAAGACGCCATGCATCGACTGCTTCATCACTATGATTTGCTGTTTTATCTTCCTATTGAATTTGACGTGGTAGACGATGGGGTACGCTCTATTGACAATACATTCCGTAATGAGATCGACGCTAAGTTTCAGATAGTAGTGGAGACCTTTCAAATCCCCTCGCTCTGCGGTTCTATCGACCAACGAGTATCAGCACTACTAACTCACTTTGACCCTTGAGAGACAGGAGCTCTGAAAGAATGACCAACATTAACGACATTGCCGGTCGGCACCTAGGCAAAGCTGGTGACGGTAGCACAGTAAAACCCTACGTCACACCAGATAACGTAGACCCTGATCTGCTAGTAGGAGTTCCTCGCTCTTACAACCGCACTGACTACAACATCGAAGAAGATAATCTACCATTTATCGGTTTCGATGTTTGGAACGGATACGAATTCTCCTGTCTTCTCGACAACGGATATCCAGTATCTGGTGTCGTGCGTGTTGTATATCCGGCGAACACCCCTAACATCGTCGAATCGAAATCCATCAAACTCTACCTAAACTCGTTTAACATGGCTCGAATGGGTAAAACGATTGAAGAGGCGGTAGAGCGAGTAGAAGGCAACATCACTCAAGATCTTACTGAGTGTGTGGGTGGCCAACCAGATGTTACTCTTCATCTTACCACCAGCCCTTCTAGAAGCTATGTATCTCCTCTTGATGGTGATTACGATGTACTTGAGAGCATGGTAGATGTGGAGAATATTGAGTTCACCGCATACAATGAAACACCTGATACGCTACAAGTGGTAGACGGTCATACTCACGATCGAATTCAATCCAGCAGTCTGCGTTCTAACTGTCGTATTACCAATCAACCTGATTGGGGTGATATCTTTATCGTCTACACGGCAGATAAAGGAGTCACTAACGAGTCGCTTCTGCAGTATATCGTATCCATGCGTAAGGAGAATCACTTCCACGAAGAGATTTGTGAGTGTGTGTATAAGCGGCTATACGACTTGCTTGATCCGGTTGAGCTCATGGTAGCATGTCTATACACTCGACGTGGTGGGATTGACATTAACCCAGTACGAGCCACTCACGACCATCTGCTCACCCACCCCATGCTCAATAGCAAACTGCTAGTAGATAAAACTATTCGTCAATAAGAGGGATATATGGACCTTCAACAAGCCATTGATACACTACCTGATACTTCTCAACCCGTAGTAGTAACTCATAGCGGAGGAATGGACTCCTCCGCTGGAGTCATTCTCGCTGTTGAGAAGTATGGCGCCGAAAACGTGATCTCTGTTGGATTTAACTACGGGCAGAAACAAGTAGTAGAGCTAGAACGAGCTCAAGAACTGTGTAATATTCTGGGAGTAGAGCGACACGTTCTCGATCTTGACGTGTTGAGTGATATTGCACGTCCAGTATCGGCTAACATTCAATCCTCTACCATTGATATGCCGTCGATTGAGGATGTGCTAGGCGACCCTCAGCCTAAAACAGAAGTTCCGTTTCGAAATATGATTCTATTTTCGTTGACTGCGGCTCTTGCTGAGGCTCGAGGGGCATCACATATCATCTGCGGTCTGCAGGTACATGATGCATACGCGTATTGGGATACTACTCAAGCGTTCGTAGATGCCATCAATCATACATTTCATCAGAATCGCAAACATCCTATTACTCTAGTGGCGCCGTTTGGCCATCTATCGAAGACAGAGGAGCTATCTCTTGTAGATCAAGCCGGTAAAATGTATCTCATGAGTCGCACTCTTACTTGCTACAATCCAGATGAGAAGCATCGATCTTGTGGGCGGTGCCCTTCTTGTTCAGAGAGAATCATGGCGTTTATGAATATGGGTATGCGCGATCCCATTGAATACCAAGTAGACATTCCCTGGAGCGAATGATATATGTGCGCTATTTTCGGTAGTATGGATGTAGGGGAGTTTCGGCTCCTCGCATCACTCAACCAATATCGCGGCTCTCATAGTTACTCTATTGCCGAGTATCGAGACGGTGATATTCGGTTGAAAGAACAGCAACTAGGCACCAGTCATTTCGTGGTAGAAGGCAAAGGACTTCATATCGGTCATGTGCAGGCGCCTACAACATCTGATCGTGATATTAGCAACATTCATCCTTGTCAAATGAACGGTAATATGCTATGGCATAACGGCATCATCAAAGATAAACAAGTAGCACAATGGCGAGGTGAATCGGAAGATATTGCCTGGGACACTTACTGGCTCATGAAGAACCTCGAAGAGCGAGGATGGGGCGTTTTATCTGAAACTGACGGAGCATTTGCCTGCCTTTACTTCTATCAAGGTGAGCTGTATTTGTTTCGCAATCACAACTGCCCTATGTTTCTCAAAGAGTCGACTTTTTCTTCTACGCGTTTCGATAAGAGCTCGCCTATTAAATCAGGTGTAGTATATAAGTACGATGGAAGCGCATTTGCGTCTACTGATATCACGTTTAACACCAATCAACCTTACTTCTTCAGTCTCAACTCATAAGGATATAGAATGATTCATATTGCATCTCATCTCACTCAATCTGAACTTACCAATATTCTAGAAGGTGATGTTCAACCTAATGCTGTTGATCTGCGCGTGGCTAAAGTGATGCGCATTAATAACGACCCCTTTATCATTGATGAAGAACGGAAAGTTCATCGCGGATCGGTAGAGGTAGAAGTGAACGAGGACGGCTATTGGGAACTGGAACCAGGCTCGTACGAAATTGTCATGGATAACGCCGTCAAGGTAGGAGTTGGTGAATCGGGTTTCGTCATCACACGCTCTACCCTCAATCGAAACGGAGTGTACATCACCACCGGTCTATATGATTCTGGCTATCATGGGATGATGGCTGCTGCCTTGCACGTTCAGCGTGGTGTAGCCTATATTAAGCCGGGTACTCGTGTGGGTCAGTATCTGTGCTTTGAATCAGAGACTCTCAGTGAGTATGATGGTGATTACGGTTTCAACAAAGAACACGATCAAAAATACGTTTAAGGAATAGCTAATGGGAATCAAGATTAAATCTACCAAGTCTTTTTATCATATGCCTGTAGCTCATGCGCAGTATCATGATATGACACCCGAGCGTACACCAGGGGCGTGTGCGGCGATCCACGGATATGATCGCTCAGTTCATCTTACATTTGCTGGCGAGGTAGATGATCACGGGTGGATCTATCCATTCGGTGACCTCAAACCGGTTAAGGAATTTCTAGAATACTATTTCGATCATACCCTGGTATTACCAGCCGATGACCCGAGGCTAGAGAATATCCCAGTAGAGATGATGGAGTGTGGTCAGCTGCTCGGTGAGATGCGCATTCTGCCTTATGGCGTCTCCATGGAGATGAGTTCGCTATTCGCCTGGGAGTATATTAATCCCTATATCTACCACACTACAGGCGGTCGTGTATATCTAGAGAAGATTGAATTTCGTGAGCATGAGAAGAACTCAGCTTTTCTAGAGGTCGATGAGGAGACGGCGAAGAAGCAAGCTGAGCGGTATCGTTCAGATGCCGATCTGCTGGTGAAGGTGATCATGCATGCACATCAACCACCCAAGGATGCGCTGGCACAATACAGTTGACTTCTACAGCTGAGTAGCCTATAATGAATGTGTCAACACAAAGAGGAGCGACATCATGCGTCATATTTGTGAATTTGATGGTATCGGTTACGTCAACAACCGCGGTACATCCCGCTATTGGGGAGTGGTGTCTAAGACTCTAACCGCTGGTAGTACATACTTCGTCTGCTTAAATGGACCGGGTGGTAAAGTGAACATCCATAACCATCTCAGTGAGAAAGAAAACGCCTGGATTGCAGCATCGTATTACGAATATCCCAAGGAAGAATACGGTGTTGCGCGAGCGATTCCATCACCAAACGGAGATCGTGAGTACAGAATCACCGCTAATGGCAAGGTCCATGTTCACAGCACTCAATACGGCACCTCTACCTATAACGTCAAGCGAGTGACAGGATCACCACAACCTGACATCCTGTGCGGTCAACAGTCTAAGACCGACACAGATAATAAACCGGAAGTGTTGTGGAGTGCACAGTCCATTCAAGCACTACAAGAGCTGGCTCGTGTGGCACTAGAAGATGACACTACGGATGGTTCTTACTGGGAGACCATGGAGCGAATCGCGCGTATTGCTAAGAGTCGCCCTGGACAATAAACCACATGTAAGCTAATATCGAGAGGTGTGATAGCCCTATCACACCTCTCGAGCTGTTTAAGGAGCATCAATGTCTGATTTCTTTTATACGTATTATCGGCGTCATGGGAATAAGATTCTCATGCGTTATGTTAAGAACGGCAAGGCTAAGAATCGAGTGATCGACTTCTATGAGCCCACCTTATACGTCGATACAGCAGAAGACAGTGATATTACTAACATCTACGATCAGCGCGTTAAACCAGTGTCGTTTGACTCGATGAAGCAAGCTGACTCATTTGCCGAGCAGTACAAAGACGTGGATGGAATGAACGTATATGGCAACAACGATTATACCAATCAGTTCATCATTGAGTTGTTTGATGGTGATACACCAAACTTTAACGCCGATCAAATCAAGATTGGTTATATCGATATCGAGGTCCACGCAGAGACCTTTCCTGATCCAGAGGAGCATCGCTGGCCGGTGAATGCGATCACTGTCTATAACTCTACCAGAAAGCAGTATATTACATGGGGTTTGGAGCACGGTGAATCATATTCACAGGAGAACCAGCACGAGAAGGTTCAGTCGCTGAATGTGGATTATCGTCCGTTTAGTGATGAAAAAGATATGCTGCGTGATTTTCTTCTTCACATGAATCAAGAAGAGTATCACATCACTACAGGATGGAACTCAGAGTTATTCGATTGGCCGTACCTCATCAATCGGTGCTATCGTCTTTTCGGTGAAGCATATACTAAGAAGATGCTATCACCATTTAACATGATTCAGCGTACAGAAGTTTCTGGTGCGTTTGGTGGCAAGCCAAAAACGAAATACAAAGTGGTAGGGGTGCCAGATCTAGACTATATGGCACTATACAAGAAGCACGTATTCGTGCCACGTGAATCATATAGACTAGATTTCATCGCAGAGGCTGAACTAGACGAACGCAAATTGGACTACTCTGAGTACGGTGGTCTAGACACCTTGTACTTAGATAATTACCAGTTGTTCATTGACTACAACATCATCGACGTAGATCTTATCCGTCGTCTAGACGAAAAGCTCGGCCTGTTCAATCAAACATACGCGCTAGCTTACTACGCACTCACCAACTACGAAGACACTCTCGGCACAGTGCGTATATGGGAGCACTTGATCGCCAAGTTTCTATACAAGCAAGGGCAGGTGCCGCTGTACTTTGGCATCAGGGGTGTAGATCGATCCTTTCAGGGTGCATATGTGAAGGAACCGCGACCAGGGATGTATGAGTGGGTGGTAAGTTGTGATCTTAATTCACTATACCCTCACATCGAAATCCAGTATAATATAGGACCCGAAACCCATCTAAATATTGATTCAGTAGAACAGAGAGCCCTCGATGAAATCAATCGCAGACTTAAAGAATGAAGTATTAGACACGAATATTATTAGATCTGACGGGAAAGTAAACTCTAATATAATACGACATCTAGACAATCATCCTCGTATTAAGAGCATTGTACGCGATATACACAACTACTATAACGCGCCAGGCGACTTAAAGTCTAGCTATTTGATAGTGCTCTGTATAAATGGTTATAAATCTCTACCAACATGCTCGGAATGCTCTGCGGTACTAACGCATAAGGCCATACGAAATGTAAGCCCTATTGTTATATCCAGCTACTGCAGCCATAAGTGCGCAGGCACGAGTCAAAAACGAAAAGACAAACGAGCGACAACATTCGTGGAGCGGTATGGCGTAGAATATCCAAGCCAGCGAGAATCTTTTAAAGATTCTATGAACACTCCTGAGATGAGGAAGAAGAAAGCCGACGCTATGCACTCATACTATAACAATTTGAGGTCGAGCGGGGCGTTCGATGACGAGATGGGGAAGCGAAACGAGAAGAGAAGGTCTACCGCCATAGAAAAATACGGTTCGTACGACGAATATATTGAGACGCGGGTTACATCATATAAGAATAACAACGATATGGAAGATGTTAACAGTCGACGCTCTGCATCGATTCGCGATACTATTATTAAGCGATACGGCTCCTATAAAAGTCTACAAAAGCATAAGAAGCCGTATACTAACCCCAACTACCTGCGTATGTCCTCTGACCAGGTAGATATACTCACCAATAGAGATTCGTTTGTTAAGGAGCTAGAAAACAGTAATGATAGCATCGAGTATATGTCTGCTCGAACAGGCCTCGCTGTGTGTACTCTGTACCTAAAGTGCAAGCAATTTGAAATAGAGCGAAACGGAAACATATCGTATCCCCATATCCTCATAATGAACATGCTTGACGATATGAGAGTTGACTATACTATAAACGATAGAACTATTATCACTCCATATGAAATAGACGTGATGGTGGGAGATTCGATTGGAATTGAAATTAACGGTGTGACCTGGCATAGTGACAAAGTAAGAGATAAGAATTACCACTTGATGAAAACAGAAATGGCATCAACTCGTGGAGTGCACCTAATTCACTTGACTGACGTTGAGATAATCAACAACCAGTATAAAATCGAATCGTTCTTAGCGTCTCTGGTTAACAGTGATATCAGAGTGTTGTATGCTAGAAAGTGTAGTGTGGTTGAGATAGAATTGTCGCGCTATCGCGAACTCTGTAATATGTGGCATATGCAAGGGTACGCGTATGCCGATTGTGTGTACGGGCTCGAATATGAAGGCGAGCTGGTTCAAGTTATGTCTTTTTCTCGTTCTCGTTTCAATCAATCATATCAATACGAGCTTGTGCGTTTGTGTACAACACGCCATACAAGGGTTGTCGGAGGAGCATCGCGTCTACTGTCACGCTTTAAGAAGGAAAAATGCCCCTCTTCGATAATATCGTATTGTGATCGATCTCTTCATACAGGAAGAGTATACGAGCAGTTAGGTTTTATATATGATGGTGATACTAATATAGGGTATCGCTATTATAAGAGCGGTAAGCTATACTCTCGCTACACCTTTCAAAAACATAAGCTCAAGGATAAATTTCCAGACATTTGGAGCGAAGACAAAACAGAATATGAAATCATGTCAGAGGCAGGATATCTAAGAATATGGGATTGCGGAAATCGGAGGTTTGTATGGAACGACAGAGACTACTAGAGATTAAGGATTACATTGAGTCGGGTCAATTTCGGATGGATCGTGAAAAGTATACTGTTGACGATATCATCAATGAGCGCTTAGATGATAGGTTTCGTCGTTGTGTGCAATTGGCTGATGCTACCATGGCAGCCAACTTCCACTTCTATCGACGCGATAAACCATCATTCTTTAGTTCTATCAAGAGCGAGCTATATAACGAACGCAAGACATACAAGAAGAAAATGCTTGAGCAAGAGCAGTTAATGGCCGATGCACCGACCAAGGAAGAGAAACGCCAATATTCGTCTGCTCAGTCACAATACCATAATATGCAAATGGCTTTGAAGATCCTCTTGAATGGGGGATATGGAGCTCTCGCAAACAAGCACTTCCTTTACTACATGGTGGATAATGCCGAAGCTATCACTGCATCGGGTCGCCTCATCAACAAGTGGGCGGGCACTCGAGTAGATGGCTTCCTTAACAATATACTAGGCAAGGGCACCTACTGGATCTACAGTGATACGGATAGTGGGTACTTCACGCTGAAGCCTTTCGTAGAACAGGTGTTTGGTGGTGATGTAGATGATAAACAATCTGTTGTGAACGCGATCGATCAATTTTACAAGGAGGTGCTAGGACCAAAGATTGATGATTTCGCGCAAGACATGTGCGAATATGTTAATGGTCGAGAGCAGAAGATGGTATGGGAGCGCGAGGTAATATCCGAGCGCGCTGTGTGGTTGGCGCGGAAGCGATATGTAATGACGGTGTGGGATAATGAGGGTGTTCGATACCATAAAGAGCCTAAGCTCAAATACATGGGCGTAGATGCTGTACGATCATCTACACCAGCTTGGTCTCGTGAAGCACTAAAAGAGTGTTATATGATTGCACTTACAGATGGTGAACGAGCTGTACAGCAGTATATCTCTGAGGTGTATGATAACTTCCTATCCAAACGCGTTGATGAAATTGCTATTCCTACTGGCGTCAATGGTATACTAAAGTATGCTGATGATGATAACATTTTCATTAAAGGCACACCCAAGCACGTCAAAGCAGTTCTCATTCACAATTACCTGGTAGATCAATACAACGCTAATGTCAACAAGATTACAGACGGTAACAAAATTAAATATGTTCCGCTCAAGATGCCGAATCCTATTAAACAGGAAGTGGTAGCGTTTGAACAATTTCTCCCTAAAGAGTTTAAAGTAGACGAATACGTAGACTATGACGCTGTGTTTGAACGAGCCTTTGCCAAACCGGTAGATGCTTTTCTATCGCCTATTGGGTGGACGGCTGAAGAAACCAACACACTGTTTTAATGGAATGTTGTGTTGCGATTTCATATAATAGTGATTCGCAACACAACAAATAAGGACGCATTATGAAAACGACATTAAAGATTCGATCTAATTATTCTATTGACGAACATGAAGCTAACGAGAGAATTAAAGAGTTTGTCAGGCACCTGACAGGCGACCATGAATGGTATGTAGAGTTAGTCACTAATGAGAAGTATAATACCACATGCCCTATGTTCTGCTTTGAATATAACGATCACGACAGCTTAAAGGGCATTATTTCATTGTTCAACGACCATCGCTACATTCCCTTTGACAACTTTGAAGATGTGTCGTTTGATGATTTTGTTATGTCGCTAGAGAGTGACGATATCAATACATCGTTTGGTTTTCTTAGCGAGAAAAACCTAGAGTATGTAGAAGAGCAAGTGAACATGCTCGACTATATCTGCTCTGATGTCGTTGGAGAGCAGGAGGATTTAAAGCAGAAGGTAGAAGCGCTCTACTCGTTCATGGACAAATCAGGCATCCTATATTACAAACAACTCATCCAAGGCTTGCTTGAGGTACTCGATACGCAAGGTATCATCGATAAGCAGAACATTGAAAAGAAACTATTCACTAACATTCACTGAGGATATTACATGGGTCTAGCAGATAAGTTCATCAAGTCCAGCTCTAAAATCAAAGGCGCTGGTCGCCTCTCTGACGTTACTAAAGAAGACAAAAATATCTACGACACAGGCATCTATGCTCTCAATCTTGCCTACTCTGGCGATCTACATGGCGGTGTAACTGATGGCATTCACTGTCTGGCTGGCAAAAGTCGTTCATTCAAATCGATGTTTGGTCTGCTATCATGTAAGGCGTATCTTGACGCTTATGACGACGCTTACATGATCTTCTATGATTCGGAGGGCGGTGCTTCTGAAGACTACTTCAACTCGGTGGGTATTGATACTGAGCGTGTTATTTACATTCCCATCATGAACATTGAAGATCTCAAATTTGATATGATGGAGAAGCTTGAAGAGATCAAGAAGCATTATAACGAGACTAAAGAGTACTCACACTTTGTCTTCTTCACTGATTCTATCGGCAACCTAGCATCAGTCAAAGAAGTTAATGATGCTATTGATCAGAAGTCTGTAGCAGACATGTCACGTGCTAAAGCGCTTAAGTCTCTGTTCCGTGTGGTAACACCCTACTTTACCAACTACAAAATGTACTGGATTCCCATCATGCACACGTATGACGAGATTGGTGGAATGGGAGCACCTAAACAGATCATGTCTGGCGGTCAAGGTGGTATGCTATCCAGTAATTCTGTGTTCGTGATCGGTAAGCGACAGGTCAAAGACGGTAAAGATCTGCTCGGCTGGAACTTCGTCCTTAACGCTGAGAAATCACGCACTATTCGTGAGAAATCAGCCATCCCCGTTGAGGTTCTATACGATGGTGGTATTGACCGATATACTGGTCTTCTAGATATTGCCTTGGCTACCGGTCATGTAGAGAAACCAAAGAATGGTTGGTATACTCGTCCTTCTGTGCCTGGGGATAAGAACTGGAGGAAGAAAGACACATCATGCCCTGAGTTCTGGGATGTGCTGCTCAATAGCGAAGATTTTTGTAATGCAGTGAAGGATATGTATAAACTGTCTGGTGGCGGTCAAGTACTGCACGATAAACTAGACTCTATCCTTTCTGATGATGAGCACCTAGATCCAGAAACAGGCGAAATCACCACCGAATAAACATCATAACAGAGATGGCGTGTGGTATGATATCACACGCCTATTGTTGGTTTGACGTTAGAGGCTAAGAATGATCTCAATTGAGACGAGTATTTTCAAGGGGTTGCTATTTGACGAAGAATTTTCACGCAAGACCATTCCTTATCTAGATGAATCATACTTCGATGGCGGGTATCGATCACTGTTCAAGATTTATAAAGATTTGTTTGATCGATATAATAAGATTCCTAATATTGAATCTATCGCTATTACACTTCAAAAATCTAAGATCTCAGAACACGAATATGAGGATATTCTGAGTGTCGTCGAGGAAGTATCCAAACACAAAGATGAGCCCGTCGATACGGATTGGTTAGTTGATGAGACGGAGGAGTACTGCAAAGATAAAGCAGTATACAACGCTGTCTATGAATCGATTAACATTCTCGAAGGATCTAGTCAAAAATACGACAAACACGTCATCCCAGAATTGCTAGATAATGCTCTGGGTGTGTCGTTTGATACATCTATCGGCATGGATTACTTTGATGATGCCGAGCGTCGTTATGAAATGTATACCAGTGAAGATGAGCGCATTAGTCTTCCTCTTGACACTCTCCAGCGGATGACTAATGGTGGATTGAAGAAGAAATCACTTACTGTGGCGTTGGCCTTCACCAACGTAGGGAAAAGCTCACTTATGTGTTACCTAGCCGGTGAGCTAATGAAGCAGGGCAAGAACGTTCTGTATATTAGCATGGAGATGGCTGAGGAGGTAGTATACGAGCGTATTGACGCTAATATGCTTAACGTGACAACAGATGAACTAAAACAGATGAAAAAGGAGAAATTCCTTTCTAGTGTCAACAATCTTAAGAAGAAAACCGTAGGTAAGCTAGTAGCGAAAGAGTACCCCACATCATCTGCCCATTGCGGTCACTTTCGTCATCTGCTCAAAGAACTAAAACAGAAGAAGAAGTTCAAGCCAGATGTCATCTTTGTGGATTACATCAACATCTGTGCCAGCTCTAGGTACAAGTCGCTCACCGGGGTCAACTCATACTCGTACGTGAAGGCTATTGCAGAAGAGCTACGCGGACTGGGTGTCGAATTTGATGTACCGATCTTTTCTGCTACTCAGACTAATCGCGGCGCCGCTAACGAAGACTCACCCGATCTCACCGCCACTAGTGAATCCATTGGCCTGCCTCAGACAGCCGACTTCATGTTTGCTATTACCACCAACGAGATACTAGAAGATAACAATCAACAGCTGTTCCATCTTCTTAAAACTCGCTGGGGCAATAAGACGTCGATGAAGCCGCAGCTGGTAGGAATTGACTTCAACAAAATGCGATACACGGACGTAGGCTCTACTGCTGAGATTCAGAGCAAGGTAGGCCAGAATAAACCACCAGCGAGAAACGATTCAACCAGCAAACGCTCTGTTGATGACATTGAGTGGGACTAGGTGGCACTTCTCCTCATCTGCAGCTATAATGTATGTATCAGATGAGGAGGAATTATATTATGTTTTATTTTGACACTGATGAAGATAAAATCCTGGCCATGATGTTCGGCAAGATCATCAAGAATGGTGGCCTTTGGGTTTGATGGTAATGGCTATGATAGGAGTTCTCATATGTGCACTGGCTGTGGCATCCGTTGACCCATTAGAAGATGTAATGCGTAAACTTAACTCAAAGAAAAGGAAGTAAACATGAGTGATATTGTAATTCCTAGCAACCCCGCCGATCTGAAGAAACTTAAAGATGGCATCGACGAGATCACCAACTCTATGACCCGTGTTGATGGTGAGAAAGAATACCAAAAAGAAGCTATCGAAGAGCTTTCAGAGCAGACAGGTATTGATAAGAAATATATTAGGCGCATGGCAACAGATTTGTTCAAAAATAGATTTGATGAATGGGTAAATGAAATGGATGCTTATGCGCAGTTGTACGAATCAGTGTTCATGATTTAACCAAAAGGGCAAGTGAAATACACTTGCCCTTTTTGCATTTTACACAAAGATACAATTATCAAAATGGTGTCTTTTAGTATTAGGTAGATTTCGTTTATCTAAATTTTTCTTACATTTTGGACATTTAATATATTCAATACGCCTCTCAGGGTTCATTTTACAATTATCAAAATGAAATCGACTCATTGATCCTGTTCTTCCTTCCTTACCACAATGAGGGCATGTTCTTAGTGGTTGTTGCCTCCCCTTATTCGATTCAGAAATTTTCATTTTTGAATCTTTAGAATGAGATT